GGAGAGGGAAATTTATATTGCAATGTTGGTAAAATACATACAAGACGAAGAAGCAAAACGTAAAAAATGAACGAAAACTCAGCGCTAACACAAGTAGTAAAGGAATTACAGAGCTCTAATCTGTCTCAAGATCTCATTCTTGATACGATTGACAACTATAATTTCACGCTTGCATCAACTTCAGCCCGCGAAAATACTACTGATGTTCCTGCTTTTCTAGAAAAACTTGTAAGCGTTGCTATTGATTTAAATAGAAAATTTGACGTTCTGATACGATCAAACATAGTATTGGCGCAAAGATTGAGTGGAAACACTACACAAAATTTTAACAGTACACAAACTAGCAATACACAATTAGGCAGCGCACAAACCAACAATACTTCTAACTTTAATAACACTAAAGCTGGAGATTTAGCTTTGCCGAATTTACAAACCTTTACAAAGGGGATGTTGTTGAAAGCAATCCCGTCTCCGGTTATCGGCGCATACGTTGGTGGCATACAAAAATTGTTTGATGAAGTTTCAAAATTACGTTTGGATGAATCAGCTATAGAACGCATAATTAAACCGCTAAGTTTGCTGTCAACTTCTCTTGAAACCATTGCAAATTTTAGCCTGAGTAGAGCGCTTGTAGGTTTAGTTAAATTTAAAGTTTTTAGCAAAGTTCTAAACACGTTTTTTAAAAATGCAAGTTCTCCAGAAAATTTAAAAAATTCAGAAAATTTAGAAGCTGTTGCAGCCAATATGGCACCGCTAGAAACGATTGGCAAATCTTTAACGGCATTCGCAAGCATAAAATGGGTTAAATCGTTGTTGTCAGTAAAGGCATTAAAAATGTTTTTAAGCTCTCTTTCTAAGCTGCCTCTAGCAATAGTTGAAAAGATGACTGCAGTCGTTAAAAAGATAGGAGACGGTTTACCAAAACCACTAAAAAAAATTAGTGATGCTATAGGTGATTTTGGCGAAAAGATGGGAAAAGTCGGAGGAGCTCTTATCAAAGGAGGATTTGGTATATTGGCGCTTAGCGCGTCGTTGATTCCTCTCGCGATCGGCCTTAAAATGTTTAAAGAGGTAGATTGGAAAACGGTAGGTGTTGCTGCAGCAGCACTCGGAAGTTTATCTGCGGTTGCTTTATTGTTGGGAAAAAGATTAGGTCAAACTTTAAAAGGAGCTCTTGGTATGGTTGCATTGGGTGCAGCAATATTACCTCTATCAATTTCTCTTAAGATGTTTCAAGGCATAAATTGGGATAATATAAAAAATGCAGGAATAGTACTTGGATCATTAGCAGCAGCTGCAGCAGTATTAGGAATTCCAAAAGTTGCTATGTTTGTTGCAATCGGAGCTGGAGTAATTGCACTATTAGGTGCATCACTGATACCGCTTGCATATTCACTAGAAAGATTTAGCGCACTTGATATGGATGTACTAACTGATATTGGTACTGGAATAGGAAATTTAGGAATAGGTTTATTAAAAGCTAGTCCAGGTTTATTGTTAGGAGGATTAGCAATGATACCATTTGCAGCTGGAGTGCTAGCATTGGGAGGAGCAACATCATTAGTAGGAGATAGCCTTACTAATTTTATGGAAAAATTTACAAATTTTTCTAATACATTAAATCCAGATAAATTATTTTCAACAGCAGAAGCAATATTAGCGCTATCTGGTTCAATAGCTGCATTTGGGGCTGCTCAAGTTGGAGAAGGTTTGGGTAATTTTGTTGGAAAGTTATTGCGATTCGGATCTGACAGTCCTCTAGAACAGCTACAAAAATTTGCTGATATAGGAGAAAACCTAAAATCGGCAGGATTGGGTGTACTAAATCTATCTGAAGGAATAGGTAAATTAGTTAAAATGGGAGACGAAATTAAAGCCTTAAAGGATTTTCCAGTTGAAGCTATAAGTAAACTTTCAGACGTATTTGCTAAAAATCAGATGATGAACAAAGAACCTGATATTCAATCAAATATATTAAGTTCTGCTCCAACTGTAGGGGAATCTTTAAATTTAGCAGGAAACGTCGCTAACAATTCACAGACTATAGTTGTCAATAATAACAGCGGAGGAAATGTAAGCAACGTTAGCAGCAGCAACGTAAATAACAACGCATCTACTATGATGCCGATATTTACTGGCAGCGCTATGGGTTATTGATTAGCCACTCGATGATAAACGATATCATCAAATTCTTCTGCAGTTTTTACTCCCGGAAAACTATACATGATTTCGCCTCGTATATTATAACATATAGTATGTGGTACTCCAGCTATCTTATATTCAATTATAAGAGGTATATTTTCTTCTTTATCAACATCAATAATCTCTAAACTAGTTGGTGTGCGATCACAATAGTCACGCAATGTTTTTAGGTGACGCAAGCAGTCAGTGCAGTTTATGTACGTAAATACCTTTATCAAAAATATCATAGAACTATATATGAAAACAGGGGATAGATTGATTCTATCCCCTGTTTTTGTGAGGTTAACGATTAACCGCCTTGAGCGAGCTTTGCAAAATAACTGAGCGACTCATCATCGTCATCGTCAGAGGAAGATGATTCTACGAATGTTGATTCAGTGCTTGTATAGCTTTGAACTGGTTCAACAGACTTGCCGACAGCAGCAGCTGCAACATTTACACTTGCTGGTTCTGTAGAAGAGCCAGCAAGGGCATCTGCACCGAGAACTTCAACAAGTTTACGCTTGAGTTCTGCATAGGATTTGTAGTTTGCTGGATCACTAAAGTCTTTTAGTGAATAGAGCGAGTTGTAAGTCTTTTCAAGTCGCGCTTCATCACCACCAAAGAGTTCAGAAGCTCCTTCAAATTCAGACTTGTCATAGTTGCGATAGCCTTCAAAGTTGCGAATCTTGAGCTTGAAGTTTGCTCCAGCCCAAAAATCGAAAGGATTGATTGGAGTTTCGTCTTGAAACTGAGGCTGCATAATGTCCATAATCTTGTCAAAGATTTTCTTGCCGTATTTGTACAAGAATACTTTGCCTTCGTTGTCTGGATTTGCAGGATCACTAAGCACAAGAATGTTGCTGACATAGTGCAAACGACGCTTGCGCTCACGAGCAATTTCTTTGTCTTTCTCGTTGCCGCTGTTCCAAAGCACACTGTTGATTTCGCTTACTGGATCGGGTTGACCGATGCTTGTAAGTGAGTTTTCAATGTACCAACGACCAGTCGGTCCCTTAAAACCATGGTCCCAAAAGCGAACCCATGGCAGATCTTCACCTTCAAGTGCTGGCAAAAAGCGAATCACGGCATAACCGTTTCCAGCTTTATCAACTACTGGGCTCCAGATACGATCATCGCCGTATGAAGCTTTAGGTGTACTTAATTTTTCTGCAGCTTCAACAAGTTTATTGATGCTAGCTGCCCGATTTTGTTTTAGTTTGTCGAATGACATATGTTTTGTATTACAGTGTATGTTGTTTGTATTGCGGTGTATAGTGTATTATAACGCCACTAGGCAGTATAATACAATTTCAAGACTTTGTAAATGTTTTTATTACAACGTCTTGAAAAGCTTTTTGTTGTAAAGGTAGTTCACGAATAAAAGGCTTGTAGCTATTTATTCTGAGTGTTAGAGCGCCGTAAAGGCCCATTGGATCGGGCACTCCTGCGACTATACGATGTGAATAGTTGCAGAGCAAGTCAAGCACACACAGCGTCTCTATAGAAACGCGACCAGAAGCTGCAAAATCATAGAGTGGAATTTGAGAGCCATGTGGTCGTAGTAATGCGTCAAAGTTGTCTGTGATCAACTTGCACACACTAAGCTCTTCTTTGAAGCTGTATTGCAATCGTTGTATCTTAGAAGTCCAAAGAGTGTATGCATCTTCAGACATGTTTCCAATCCACTCGTTGCCAGCGAGAAGATTTGCTAGAAAATATTCAATTACTGTTTTCTTCTTGACATAGCGTCTAGCAAGTTTTTCAAAAAAGTAACGATCGCGACGAGATTCAAATGTGCTCTGTTTTAAGCGAGGTCCTTTAAAGTTAAACTTAAACGCATCGTAGTTGCCTTCACTAAAATGCAACTTCATAGCCATATAGATTGACCATGTTTCAAAGCCAGAAACTCTTGTGTCTTGAATCGTCATGCAAAAAGTGATGCACTCTTAGGCAACAGATTGTTGCGCTGAGCTTCAGCTTCAAGCTTTTCTTTTAAGCTACCGACTACAAGCTTTGAAATTTCATCTGGATCGATTCCACGATCATCGCAATAGTCGATGATTGCTTCTAAATAACCTATAGACTTGAATCGAACTCTACGTTCAATTTCAAGAGCAAACTCTTGCTTTGTTAAAATTTTTATTGGTAATTCTTCAGGCATATTAGATTTTGTGTTCAACTACTTTTAAGATTATGGTTTGTTCATTTGTGCGACCGTTCGCTGGTTTTTTCTTGACTGATAAGTTCGCTAGCAGCTTGTCAAGCTGCTTTGGTGTAGAACTTAAAATATTGTTTAGCGTCTCTTTTGGTTTGCGAAGAGTTGCTACAAAGCTGCTTGCGCTATCGTATCCTTTTAATGAGGTGCCTTTTACTTCAAAGCCTGAAGCGCCTGATGCAAAGTAGACACTCAACGCTCGGGTTTTTGTATTGAAAAGATATAGACGCTGTGCTGTAGGTATACGAGTCGGTGAAACAGAATCGATGCTCCAGTCTGCAGAGTGCTGTTGATATTTTAGCTTTGCAACCTGCTTGCTCGCGTCTTTAATCTTTTTCTTGCGAGGCTTTCGAATCGAATTTTTAATCTTTGCGTGATTGCGAACATCACTGATCATAGTTTCAATCGACTTTACGATCTTACGAAGTTCTGGTTTTGGAAAGTATGAGTAGCCTTCAACAAGCTGCTCGTCAGTACGTTGAAGAGCGCCGTTGTATTCTTCAAAGTTTTTTTCTAGCCAGTCAAGTATAGTTTTGCAACCTTGTGCAGGAATCTTAGAGTCTCTTAATATCGCTGATATGTTTAGTGTTGCATTTCCAGAGCGCGTATTTGCCCATTCATCAACGCATACTTCAAGCTGTGAAACAATCTCTTTGTGTACTCTTTCACGTATACGATCAAGCGGACTAGGAGTTGCTACTTTTATTTTCGTGACATCTCCTGAAGCAGTAGAGCTGTTGACTCTCAATACACTGAGAGCAGTCTTTAATTCGCGACGAATAGATTCTGCATCGTCTTTTGGAGCAGGCGGTTCATCATGAAAAGGAAGAGTTGCAAAATATTCTGCTGCTTTTGGATGAATGCTAGGCATTCCTTTGGTCATGCATCGAACTAGCTTGCCGACAGTACTTGGCAAAACGTTTGGATGTGCTTCTTTGATTGCTGCGACTTCATCCTTGCTGTAGCCATTGCTCTTCATCCAATCAAGCACCATAGGCTTCATCGCTGCGCTGTCTAGATAGTAGTTGTAAAAACCAAGAGCTCGCGAACGAGTCTTGTAAAACTTTTCAACACTCCAGTTTTCCCAACCGTTCCATTCAGGCTCATCGCCTGTCCATTTTGCGTCAGGAGCGATTACTCGTCCAGCTTTGAATGCATTACTCATTTGTTTCGAAAATTGAAATTAGTTTAGAAATTTTAAATGATCTCCACCCATCCGCTTCAAGGTCGTATACTCGAAGTGCATCGCTCTCAGAATCAATCTTAACTGTTGATTCTTTTAACGGAGTAGGAAGCAGACGAGGTTGCAGCGTGCACTTCATGTCTCGACGACTGCCGTCTGCTTTTGTAAAAGTAACGAGAGCTACTCCAGTTCGAAGTTGCTCCAATATTTTTTCTTTATCGAAACTATTGTTTGTCATAGGATTATTATACACAGATTTATCAAAATGTAAACGCTAAAGTTTAATAAGTTTTACAGCGATAGCTATCAGCTTGCATTTCAAGTTCACGAATTTTGCAGAGAGCGCTTTCATAAGAAGCTCTCAAAGCGTCAACCTCTGATTCGCGTTGGTAGGTTATAAGCCAAAGCAAGTCTGTTGTAGTTTTTATGGGCTTTATATTTCCGTGATACCCAGCTTCGTGACCCTTAGAGCCGTAATCATTTTCCAAGATGTGCCACATAATCCAACCTTCTGGATCAAAGAAACTTATAACAGTTTCGATTGATGACCAGATTGCATTTTGTAGTCGTCCCTCAACTTCGAGGCATCCTGCTGCTCGTGCCGCGTCACACGCAGCGCTGAGTTCTCGATATTCGCTGAGAAGTTTGTCTAGCTGTTGTAGTGTCAATGTACTCATTTTAAATGTTCCACGCTGCCAACGTATGCTTAAACGGCTCTCCTTCAATCTCTTTAACTGCTAGAAGCATCTCTGCTGCGACTTCACGAATCTCAACCTGTGCGTGCTCTGAGTGTCTCAGCTTTAGAAAATTTGCGAAGCTTCGCATGTTAAACATCACGTCACTTTGAATCTGACTGTTGTATGCCTTAAAGAATCGAGCGCTTTCTTTTGCTCGCTTGCGTCCAAGACGCGGAGTAAGATCAGCAAGACATTCATGATAGAGAGCGTTTCCAGTTTCAGAATAGTGTACGAGTTTGGCTTGCCACATCGTTGGCCAATCATCAGGAACAAAGTATTTGTCTTCTTGTAGTTCTTTGTATCGAGCACTCTCGGCGTTGATGCTTGCGATGCGATGCTTGAGCAGATGAATGTGAGACGCGATGTCAGTGTCAACAAGAAAGTGTACCATAGCCTTTTCGAACGGAGTCTCGTGACCGTTTGACCACAACATATTGATAAGGTTTGGAATTCTAGTCCGCTTGTCTTCGTTTAGTTCGCGTGAAGTGCTTGTCCAGGCGCTGCATGCAATTGTTTCGTCTGAGCCATAGTGGCCAATAAGTTCAATTCGATTTTTCATAAATTTTACCAGGAAGATTGATAGAAGAGTCGTTCGCTATTCCAATCAGTATAGTCAATCAAGCCCGAAATGATTTTGATGCTGTTTTCAACGTTGTTCCAATAGCTGTCATCAACAGTGGTTGATCCCCAAAAGAAGCCTTGTGTAGGAGGCATTTTGCTAGGATCCTTTAGGGCATGAGTCGCTTCAAGAGTTTCAAGGCATTCAAAAAGAGAGTCTTGACTAACCTCGTAGGTGCCACAGTTATCAATTCCACATTGAACGTATGTGACAAACCATTGATGCAGCGCGTTAAACTTACGCCAGTATGCAGTCTGCTTAAAAAGGGAATAGTAATCGGGAGCGGTGTCTGGATATGGTCGATGCAGCGGCTCAAACTCTGCAAGTTCAGGGTTTCCAGGTTTTGCACCGACTTCAAGACTGTTCAACTCTTTGAGTGAGTGAGCAGTCTTCTTAACTTTGAAAATATACATGTCGAGTCCCATATGTGTGTCTGTTTGTGTTGTTTAGTACCAAAAATCTTCGTCTGAAGCTTTGTATATGATGTAGAAAATCGCGAAAAGCGATAGCATGCTTAAAATTATAGTGGTTATTAGCATATCTTTAATCTTCGTCGCTGCATGCCTCTCTTAATTTTCTTGCTGCAAGTTCATACACTTCAAAAAAGTCTTCACGATCTGCTTTAGAGAGATTGAGCACACGCTCACCTACACTCTTTAGATCGGTGCAAATCTCATCAGGATCATATGTGATACGAGCAATGACCATACTCATCTCTTCATTATCAAACGCAGACACACTTATGAAGCAGTTGTTTTTTCCAATGCGTGTGTTGTCATCAACATACTCCCAACCATCATCGAGATGAACCTTCAGTTTGCCGTAATACATGTTTGCATAGTATTTTACAAAGCTGAGTGTACGATGCGAGTTCTCTGATGAACGTGCTCCTATGTTGTTGATTCTAATCTTCATAGCGTGCTTCTGGAATGTCGTTGTTGAAGAGTTCTTTCCAATCTTCTACTGCTTGCTTTTCCTGTGAAAAGCGATACTCTTCATGCATAAAAGAAAAATCAGTAAAGTATGCAAGTGCGCGATAGAGCGCATGTCCTCTTTGTGCAAGTTTGGCATTAAGCTCTCCAACTGGTTCGCAGCAGTAGCATGCTCCTTGAAAGCCGCTGCGCAGTCTCGCATTTTCAGCCTTGAGAGAGTCTATCTCTTGATGCAACTCAGCGAATCTGATGTCAAGCACTTCACGCAATGCGTCTAGTCTGTTCATGTTATGCTCCCGGTTTTGATCCAACAACGATCTGAGATTCGAAAGATTCGTCACGAAATTCAAAACTCATCACGTCTCCGAATGGTCCTTCTTCGATGTTAGAAAATTCTACTTCATCAACCGAAATCCAACCATGCTGTCCAGCGCGAACCCAAGTTTTTTGTTT